GAATTGTGAGGCATTATGTGCGGGGTTGTCATATTTGAAGTATGAACTAGTATTAATTAGTTCATCATAAGAGCTTGGCTGAGGTGTTTGGTCACGTTTCGCATTGGTAAAGTAACCAATTAAACCTTTGATGTCCTTGGAGTTCTCATTAAATCTTAGAGAACCCGAGCCAGAGCCCGCCGCTTGTGAGTGGATTTCATAATGATTAAATGCGATTTGGTATTTAGCACCGGAAGATAGATTGGAGCGGAGGGCTTCTGAGTATTCCATAGGTAGATTATAGCGAACCATAGACATTTTAAGGTCACTTAGGACATATGAAGCACGAGAAGCATCCGCTGCATCTTTGATTTCAGTCTCGGTCACAGCAACCATAGATCCTGTTATAGGTTTTATAGTAGTAAGGTTTGCAGCGGTTGGTCTGGTAGAGATTAGAACAGAAGGCGAAGCAAAAGTAAATGCGATAGTTACTTCACCTACCATGTTTGTATCAATGAAGTTAGATGAGACTTCTTTGCCACGGGATCCGAGTAACCCGTACCAATGATTTACGGCAAAACGTCTGGTTTTTTTCATTACATTAGTTGCTGACGCTGCATTTCCGCCAGCAATTGCAATATAATCAGCGGTGTTAATGGGTTTATATTCCCCACCATCCAAATATGAATATTTTGAAGGGTCGCAATTTTGAAGTACTTTTTTAGCGGATTTTGCTTCTTCAAACATATTCATAAGATTTACAATATCGTTATAATTAGTAAGATGTTGGATAGTTTGTCCGTTAATCTTGATATCAATTTCAGCGATTAATGAGGCAACATCTTTTGGTGCCATTACACGCTCGGCATCAAATACATCATGAGCTGTGGCCCCCGCTGTTCCCACTTTTGGGACATTTGCTGGGGTGAAATCAAAATGAAGGGCTAAATCTTCAAGTGATAGAAGGGATGCGTATGGTAGGGTAAAGATACACTTCTGGTGTGGCCCGTAGTTAGTCTGTCCCGAAGAGGGGAGGATTTCAATAGTAGATTTGGTCAAATTTTTATATTGTTTCATTTGGAACATTAGGGGTTCAAGAGCAGAGTTTACGTCTTCAAATGGCATTTTATATCTTTTCTTTTCTATATAATAGATTAGAAAAAAAATAATTATGAAAGAGAAAAATACACATACAATTTTTATTGATAGTAAATTGGACAAACAACAAAATCCAAGTAATTTTAAGGTAAAAATAAACAATGGGTATTTACGAAATAAAATACTAAATACTGATAAAGCTAAAAGTGAATGGTTTATATCCATAAAGACATTAGCGATGTTTAATAGTTTTTCAAATATTTCTTCCGGAATTAATGATAAGATTTTTTTATATGTAGCGGTAGATGATACTATTACAACATTAGATATTGATGACACAACAAAATATATAAAACATGAAATAACATTACCTGTTGGTAATCCTAATGTAAGTGACCTGCAAAAGATTATAAATGATAATATTAGCAGTTTTCAAATACAGTGTGTCTATGATAGTTACAATTCTACATTTATTTTTAGAAATATAGATGGCAGTACTGATAATAAAAAGAAGATATTTCAATTTTATAATACATACGATTTACTTGGATTTAATGAGAATGATTTATATGAATTGAATAATACAACTATTAAATTATTTAGAAGTAAAAACAATGTTAATCTGATGCATGATAGACTGTTAAAATTCAGTATTGGTACCAACAGTGATTTTGCCTTGAAACATACTAACTATTGTAACTCTATGAGCGGTATATTTTCAGAATGCAGGATGTTTCATCTTCAACCTGTGACATGTCTGCCCTATGATTTGATATATTATGAACGGAGTACTGATAACCTAATTCCTATTGAGTTGTATAAGAATAATATAAATGATTTTGAAATAGTGGTAAGAAACAACGATAATCAAGCTGTTGAAGGCTTAGCGGACTACATAATGGTATTAGATTTTATAAATGTAAAAACATATGATTATAATTATAAGATTTATAGAATATTAAGGGAGCTATATCTGTGGATTACAATGACGATAAATAAAAGAAGATGGTTTTAGTCCTTTCAGGACGCCCAGAGGGCTTAATACTTACCATTTACAGTTAATTTTTTATCCCAGTTTAAATAAAATCTATTCGTAGCGTCTTGGTGGTTATTGATGATTAAGCTTCCGTATTGTTGGTCGGTACAATATTTAAATAATTTTTCAAATTCATCATAAGTCAATATATTAGAAACTTCTTCATATAAGCCCTCAATAACTTTAATTGATGCTGTTTTAAACATTTGGATAATATCCAAGTTAGAGCGAATGATTGGCGGTATATATTTTTGTTGTTGTGCCGTAAATATGAGATTAATCTGGTAGTGACGATGTTTTATTACTAAATTAGAGATAAAGTTGTTTTTCTTCATACCAAAAACACTATCACGCTGTCCTATTAAATCATCTAATACGAAAAAATAGCAATGATTAGTTAAATTACCAAAAACGTCTTTTGGTGTATCAAAATTATATTCTGTTAATAATAGCACATCTTCTATTTTTAGCTTCATTGGGTCGCCAATCTTTAAAAATCTATTATATGCTTCTGTATATTCCTGTTTTTTTTTAATCTGCTCTTTTTCCTCTTTAACTTCATTAAAAACTTTTTCTACTACATCCTCCGTCACGTTTTCATGTATATCATTATCAACATCAAGAGATTTTATTGTATGTACGATTGAATTGCTACTAAAATTAGCGGTTGGTGAAAACCATATTACTTTATTTTTCATAATTTCTCCATCTGCATCTTTTACAGGGTACTTATCAAATAACGATAATAATTTTACTATGCTGTAAGACTTACCGCTGTTCTTCATGCCATACGAACAATATGTAAAGAATAATGGCACGGGAAAATTGGGATGCGATGACTTGGGTACAGGTCTTTTTTTATGTTTTATGATACTATCTAAACCGTTTATTTTTTCTTCTTTAATATTCATCTTTTATTACTATATATAAATATAAAAAAAATTAGTAATAGCTTGGCATCATTATTTTTGCTAGTGAATTGCTTTTAATATCTTCAAGATTGCTTCGCATTCGTTGTCTTAAAATATTCTCGGGTATATTATCGTGTCTGGGTTCTTTTCTTCGTCTTACAATTACTTCCTCCTCTTCGCTTTCCGAAGACGATGCCTCAACGTACTTAATAACCTTTTTTTTAATCTTTTTCTCTTTTTTTTCAGCTTTCTCAGCTTTTACTGCTGGTTTTTCTTCTTCTTCTTCTTCTATTCCTTCTTTAATAGCATCTTCATATTCTTTTTTTTGATTATCTAAGCGATCTTGTAGCTTTTTATTCCGCGCGTTTCTTAATTCTTCCTTTGCTTTTTTTATAGTTTCAGCTCGTTTTGCTAAATCAACACCTACTAAAAGCTCTTTTCTTTTTGCTATTGCTATTTCACGTCCTTTTGCTAAGGTTTCTTTTTGCTTCTCTGTAAGTGGTCTCACGGGTTTCCCAGTGCGTTTTGATATTTTTATTTCTGGCTCTGGTGTAGGTTCTTCCTCTGGTGATTGGTACTCTTCTACTATCTCCTTTGTTTTTTTTGGCATTCTTTAATAAATAGTAAGAAAATAATTTTATATAAAATCACCTATTAAAAATAATATTTAAGTATATTAAAGAATGGTAAATAACGGAGCTAAAAATATAGTACCTGAAAATTGCAGGGGTTATGAAATAGATGCAAATAATAGATTAGTATGTAAAAAATGCGGTAAGGATTATAAAGATGAAGATTATGTAATATCATTTAAAAATCCTAATCAGTACTTAGTACAATGTATTAAATGTAGAACTAAAATAAAAAATTATATAAATAAATACATGAAAAAAAAAAATAGTCTATTATTAGATAATGGTAATGAAGAGAGTAGAAATTAAAAAATCAACGAGAGCAGGTAAAAAGATGATGGCTATCTTCTATGATGGGGATAAAAAGATTAAGACTACTCATTTTGGAGATACAAATTATCAGCATTATACAGGGGGACATCTCAACGAGGAAAGGCGGAGAAATTATATAGATAGACACCGCAAGAGTGAAGAATGGGGAAACTATATGAGTGCAGGATCGTTGAGTTTATATATACTTTGGACGGAAAGAACAATGGATAAAGCAATTGCTAATTATAAGAAGAGGTTTAATCTAAAATAATTATCTGGTTATTTTTTTATGGTTCCTTAATATATTATGCAACCCTATCATCTACTCTATCATTTACCCTATCTATACCATTACTATAAGGATTTTTAAAAAAATTGAATGAATACCTTACTATAAATACACTTGATAAAATTGATAGAGTTATAAGCCATATAGGTTACATATTCCTCTTTTTTATAATTATATATTCAAGGAGCTACTACTTCTAAAAACTTTTTTATTTTTTAGATTTTTTTTATTAGATATTAATATAACCCTATCAACTCTATCATTTATATTATATATATATCTATCTATTATCATAAATGGTAATAATAATATAAAAAAGAGGTTGATAGGGTTAATGATAGGGTTGATAGGGTTAGCCTGTAAATCATTGATAGGGTTAGAGTATATACCATTACTGGTCTAAAATATCCATAAACTTATTAAATATATTAGAAGAGATGATATTTGATGAATGGGTATCTTTAATAATAAACCCTTCACCTGTTTTACATCTAACCTTATTATTAAGTTGAGTAACTCTAATACCAAACTGAATATTATTTAAATCAATTTTAACTTTATATTGACTACACCAATCATTCCACATAATAAATAATTCACGATTATTTAAATTGATATTAGGACTGTCTTCACTAGTATAATCATTAATAGTATCTTTAAAGAAGTAAATTAATTTATCTCTATTACATTCTTTTACGCGTTTAGTGATGCTTGTAATAGGTTTAAAGTTCTTATCTTGAAAATTACCCGATTTCACGACACTTTTCCAATCGTATTTATTTAATCCTTCGTATATTTGTTTAATAGCGTAATCATTATTTAAAATATTGTCATTAAAATCAATGAAGAAATCAATATTATCAGCATAATAGTTTGTGATTTCTGTTTGAAACCATCTGCGTTCGCTATCATCTGTAATTTTAACCACATTAATATTATTAGTAGTCATGTCATAATCGCATAAATTGTCAATTTCGTATGCTTGTATCCCTTTTGGGTTGATATATAATTTATTTTCAGTAATTCTTGTTTTAAGAACCTCACTATTTTCAAAATTATCTGCTCCACCTGCTTCATTAACACAAATAAATATTTTTTCTTTTTCAAAAGTTGAATGATTTTCATACATTTTTTTAGCTTTATCAATAAAAACCACAAACTTACCAAAGACTTTATAAATAGTTTCTATAAACGTTGATTTCCCGATGCCTTCAACCCCATAATAAATAAAACATACTTTCGTTCGTAGTCCTGCATTTTGTAGCCTATATGCATATCTTGCTAAAATATACTCAGCTACTTCTTTTGTCTCAAATAGATTATAACAAAAAGATAGGAACTCTTTCCAATAATCTCTATCAGTTTCAATTAAAGGTTGATTAGATAAGTCAAAGCCATTCCATTTATTATAAACATTAGCTTCACATGAAAGAGGGAATGGTTTCCAAGTAATTCTATTATATATTTTAATATTACAATCTAATAGCCATACATTAATAAATTGTTTAATAACTTTCTTTTTTTTTTCTTGAACCCAACATTTAATATGAGAAAATGTATCTTTCGCGTATTTAAAGTTTTGCAATTCATCATCAAGAGAAACTGCATCAAAAGTATATATACAAGGTGGAAACATAATTTTACAGTGATTTTTTTCAAATTCTACTTTTGTTTCTTCATATGATTTAATATTGTCATCAATATATTCATCATCTTCGTCATCATCTTTATCTTTATTTTCTTCATCATTCAAATTATAATTTTCAGGTAATTTTAAATATTTATCAAATGGCTTTAATTTTAGTTTAATATTAAAGCCGGTTTTTTCCAAAGCATATAACCTTAATTCTTCTAGTAATTCATCATTAATAGCATCATTTTTCATAAGTTGAAAACCATCAAAAACTAAGGCTATTTCATATCCATCTTTGTATTTTTTAATAAGTCCTTTATCATTACAAAAATCAATATAACATTCAAGCATTTTATTTTCTTCAACTTGCAAAATACGGCTCATAGTTTTACCCCATAGATTGCATTTATCACCGAAAGTATTTTTACAATAATCATAGATATGTTTATAGTCATCACATTTCATAATATTATTAATAGGTAATTTAATTTCATTATGAAGGGTAGATAATGTAGGGCTTTTATAATTTTTACCATTAATGGTAGATATTACAGCATCCTTAGCATTTTCTTTTGTAAATCCTTCTTCTTTCATAATATCATTCAAAATATCATCACGATTATCAATGTATTTTTTAAGCAATGGTGAAGAGTACTGGTATTTATCCATAATTTGCTTTAAAATAGTAGGATGTGAATTCACCTGATCTATATCCACCCATAAATTATCGCAAATAGTATGACGGATACAAGATTTAATAGGAGCTAATCCTGTCCCATTTTCAACATACCATCTACCGATATCATTGCTAAATTTGCCTTTATGGTATTTAACTTGAATATATCCATATTCGCTAAATGGTAATTTTTCAACTTTTTTATACATTTTTTTCATTATAGCCCAAATACTGGCTTTTTTATCACAACCGTCAGCATCTTTCTCTTTATCAACTATATTTTCATATTCGCTACGATGGTCTAAGATATATTTAAGTTTAACAAAATTAATTTTTTCATAAAAAAGCTCTTCATTAATTTTTAGGTTTCCCATTATATTTATAGTTAATATAATATATTAGGCTATTTCTTATATAGGTTTCTTAAACTAATAAAAATAATAATATTATATAAAGATTAAGAAACCTTTATTAAATAATATGGAAGAATACAAAAAAGAAAAAAGTAAAATAACGACTTATAAATGTAATGTTTGTAGAAGTATATTTAGAAATGAGGAGCAATTAAGGCTACATGTGTTATATACCAAACATTATTATAAAAAATCAAATATATTAGTTGAAGACGAATAAATAAATATATATAAACTTTAAGGAACTTTTATATATATAATAATGACTGATTATAATAAAATTAAGGCTGACGCTGAATTAAAAGAAAAGTATAATAATCACATGAAGGAATATCTAAAAAATAAATATCATACTGATCCCGTATATCGTGAATATATGCAAACAAAAGCAAGAAAACGAAAAGCTATGCTGAGAGAACAAAAAACAAAATAACTTATTTTTTTTAATTATATAAAAACCTTATAATAATATTAGAAAAGAAACAATGCCGAGAAAAAAGAAAGAGGGTAATTATAACAAAATAGAACCTTATAAAAAAATTGAAACTTATAAAGAACTTCAAATAAAAGATGATGAAATAAATAAGAGAATAGAACATTTATATAAAAATAATATATGGAAATTAGAAGATAATTTAAAAAACTTTAAACAATATTTAAAAAATATAAATGAAACGACCGAAATTGCATGGTTAAATAATATTCAATATTTAGATAATACAAGTAATAAAAAAGCGTTAAATAACATAGGATTAAAAGAATTACAACAAGGAAAGTATATAGATAAATATATAGAAAATAAAAAAAAAATATCACCAAAGACAGATGAGAAATATGCAAAGAGAATAATATTTTGGACTAAAACATTTGAACCATTTAAATCATATCAAGATAAAGATGACTTGATGTGGATAGTAACAAACAATAGGCTTTTAATGTATGATATTTTAAATTATCATAATAATAATAATCATTCAATATCATCGCTAAACAGTGATTTTAAAACATTAGTAAGGATTATTAAATTGCTACTTGGATCAGAAGACGAATTAAGGTATAAATATTCAACCCTTCAAACGGGCTTGACAGATATTGAAAATATGGGAGATGATCTAAACGATATAGCAACGAAACAAGAGGAAAATCAATTTGTATTATATGAGGATTTACTTGCTTTAATAGAAGAACTAGAACAATCATATATAACTAAATATAATGAATTAAACCCAAGGACGAGGAATGATCCCTCAAAACATCCTAATTCATTATTTAACATACATCAAGATATATTAGCGTTGGCTATTTATGTTTGGGATTTTCCAAGTAGATATGAAAAATATGGATTGGAGTTCATAACTGATATTAAAGATGTTGAAACTGGTAAAAATTATATATTACTACCAAAAGAAAATGAAGCCGTTAAATTGATTTTTAATGAAATAAAAAAAGACCATAAACCGATAAATTATTATTTAGAAATTGATATACCTGAACTAAAAGACTTAAATAAAAGATTAAGTGAATTATTAATAAAATCTTATAAAACTTACCCGAGAAAATATCTATTTGTAGGAAGGAAAAATTGGAAGTCTCAAAATCTAAGACAAATAGAACCATCAACAGTAGCAACATGGTTGCGAAATCTAATACCCAGTAAAAACATTGGTGTAGATGGACTGCGTTCAGCTTTTGTTTCATATTACCTAAATAAAATGAATAATACTGGTAGGAAAATCACAGCACATCGCATGCGTACGTCTGTTGATATAATGCACAGGAGTTATTTTAAAAATGTATATAACTCTTTGGAGAACTCTGCAAAAGGTCAAATCAAAATTAAAAAAGAATTAGAAGCAAAATTAAACACTGCTACAACTAATAATCCAATTGATGTAAATAATCCAAATAAAAACAATATCAAAGTAAAAAAAGAAGCTGGGGTACAAGAAAGTATAGAAATACCAACGGAAGCTATACCAATAAAAACAAAGAAAGATATAAATAGAGATGCTTGGGATAAGTGGTATTCAAAAGATAAAAATAAAGAGTTGCAGAGAGAAAGAGTTAAAAAATCTAATAATCCATTATCATACGCAAAAAGAATGGTTCGTGAGCTAAATGCTAATAAGATATCATTTAATTCTATTAAACAATCTACTATTGATAAATATAGTATTAAGAAAAATAACGAAGGTAAATATTACACGGATTTAAAATAAATTATTCAGGTTTGAAATTGATACATTTTTGCGACTTTTTATGTCTTGTTAAACCATCTTTTCTACTAACATTACAACCACATTTGTCACAAGAAACTTTAACATTTTTCTCTTTATTATTTATACGATACTCTTTCATTTGTTCTGTTAATTTTTCCTTATTAACTTCATAATATTCTTTAAGATATTCTGTCATTTTTTCTTTATTATTTTCACGATAATTTTTTGCGTATTCTAATCTTTTTTCTTTATTATCTTCATACCATTCTTTTTGTGTTCTTCCTGGGATGCTAAAATTTAATTTAGATTTAAGTTCATCAATAACCCTTCTTTCTTCTGCACTTAATTCAGATTTATCTTTACAAGGAAATTTATGCAATTCAACCATAATAAATTGTTCCCATCCACCATTTTCACGAATATATTGATATAGTTGATTATTATTATTTTTTTCATCATTAGGGTTAGAAGAAGCTGATTTATGCTGACATCTCCTTCTTATAAAATTACAAGTAGAACCAATATAAATATTTTCATCATTATAATCTAATTGATGTTTGATTTTGTAGATACAACCTTTATTATAATCGGGCATTCTTTTTTATTACTTTTATTACATATTATATCCTTATATCAATTTTTATTATTAATATTAAAAAAATAAATTAAATATTAGTTTTTAATTTATCACCGAGCTTATTAAGAGCTTCTGCCTGAGAAATCATATCAAGACTTTTATAATATAAAATACCATTCAAGGAACATAGCTTATCCAATTCTTTTGCTGTATATTTCTTGTCATTAACTAATTTTTTTAGGTTGTTCTGTT